AGTTACCTGACGAAGTTCTTCGAGCATACGAAGAACTATACAAACACTGGCAATTACAAATGGATAGAGAATTATCATGAGAAAAGAATTAGACGAAGCACTGTGTGCAAAGTATCCGCTGATCTTTAAAGATCGTAATGCAGATATGCGCACCACAGCTATGTGTTGGGGACTTGAGTGTGGTGATGGTTGGTATAACATCATCGATGTTCTTTGTGGTCTATTGACTTCTGATTATCGCCAAGCACAAAGTCGTTACGAATCTATCAAAGATAAAGTTGATCAACCACGCTGGGAAGGTAGTAAAGATATTATCACCCACGAAAAGATTGACGAAGCCAAAGCAAAACTTGATGAAGAAACTCTAAAGGTTCCAGTTGCTGTTCAAGTAAAAGAAAAGTTTGGTGGACTGAGATTCTATGTTCAGGCTGCAACTAAGGAGCACTATAACTATATCTCATTTGCTGAGAGTATGAGTTATCGTACATGCGAATCGTGTGGTGCTGATGGTAAGACATACACTGATGGTTGGCATAGAACTCTGTGTGATATCCATGCAGCAATGGCTGGCAAGGAAGAAGAATATGAGTATGAGGAGAATGAATAATGTTTTACGGTAAAGATATGGTTGAGAAAGACTTCGATCTTCTTCTAAACAAATTAGAACAACAAGAATTGTTTTTGTTTGAACCCATGCCAAGTTACAAAGAAGGTGACAGATGGACTGACGAATTTCGTACTCGTGATGGTCATACTAAACTTTCTGATGGTACTTGGGTGACTATTGTTAAAGTAACTACTTGGGTTGAGAAACTCAAGAAAGATACCACAGAGTTGTATGAGCAAAATCAAAAAACTAATCGTGAGTTGACTCTTGCTAAACGCAGGATCTATGAAATGGAATATGGATTGCGAGTTGCTGAGAAAGCATTGAAGAACTCGTTGGCTTTAACTAAGGAGATGAATAATGAGTAAATTGAAAGAAGGTTCGGTGTGGGTATTGGTTGAAGCAATCATGTCTTACCGTATGCGTTACATGGTCGAAGCACCAGCAACTAATCCTGAGTATGCCATGGATGATGTTACATGTGAGGATGCTAAAGAGTTTTCTCAATTGGCACTTCCAGAAGTGATTACATCACATCGTGTTCTTACTGAAAAGGAAGCACTCACTCTTTGTGATATTGATAATGATTATACTGCTGGGTGGACTAAAGAGCAAAAAATCAAATCATTCTTCACTAAAGAGGGTGAAGGTAGAGGATTCTAATGTTTTTATTCGATTTGGAGTCGCTGGGAGTAGAATCCAATTGTGTGGTTCTTTCTGCAGCAATGGTTCACTTTGATCCAGAGAAACGACCAACTTATCAAGACTTGTTGGACACTGCATGCTTTGTAAAGTTCGATGTCAAGGAACAGATGAGTGTTGGTCGTACTGCATCTAAATCTACACTTGAGTGGTGGAAAGGTCAACACGAATATGTTCGTAAGACTTCTCTTGATCCATCTCGTGAAGACATGACTGTTGAAAATGGAATGCAAAAGTTCTATGAATACATGAAGCAATTCCCAAATGCCAATAAACAAACTATGTGGGCACGAGGTTCATTAGACCAGATGGCAATTGATTCGCTTGCTGTTAAATTTGCCTTGCAAGAGATTACAGGGTATAATATGTGGAGAGATGTCAGAACTGCAGTTGACATTATGTTTGGAACCACCAATGGCTATGTAGAAGTGGATCATCCTCTGTTCAAACGACACGAAGTTATCAAGCATCATCCTGTTCACGACTGCGCACTTGACGCAATGATGTTGCTATATGGAAAACAAATTTAATGGAATTTTACACCAGCGTCGCTGCAATAGGCGACAAGATCCTCGTTAGAGGTTATCAAAATGGTCGTGCATATCAGCGTAAGGTAGATTTCTATCCTACGCTTTTTGTCACTTCTAAGGTTGAATCAAAATGGAAGACTCTGGAAGATACATTCGTTGATGAAATAAAACCTGGAGGTATCCGTGAGACTCGAGACTTCATCAAACGCTACGATGGTGTTGAAGGATTCCCTGTCTATGGTAATACCAATTACGCATATCAATATATCAGTGACACTTACGAAGACGATGTCAACTGGGATATGGAACAGATTAAAGTTTACACCATTGACATTGAGACTGAAACTGAAAATGGATTTCCAGATATCAAGACTGCCAATGAAGAAGTTCTGCTAATCACCATCAAGGATCTTCAATCCAAGAAGGTGATTACCTTTGCTCAAACAAAGTATGGTGAGTATAAATCTACTCGTTCTGATGTTACGATGGTCAACTGTCGTGACGAACAACACATGCTCAAAGAGTTTATGATTTGGTGGCAAGGTAACTACCCAGATGTCATCACTGGTTGGAACACAGACTTCTTTGATAATGTTTATTTGATTCATCGTATTCAGCGAGAGTTGGGTGACACATTTGCCAACAAGATTAGTCCATGGGGTTATGTCAATCAACGAAAGACTTTCATTAAAGGTAATGAACAAGTTCACTATGACATTCTAGGTATTTCTCAGCTGGACTATCTCGAACTTTATAAGAAATATACATATACAAAGCAAGAGTCATATCGTTTGGATTACATTGCTGGTGAAGAACTAGATGATGCCAAGAAAGAGAATCCTGGAGTTGACTTCAAAGACTTCTATACAAACTATTGGAAAGACTTTGTTGAATATAACATTCACGATGTGGAGTTAGTTGACAAACTCGAAGACAAGATGCGTCTGCTTGAGTTGCATCTGACCATGGCATACAATGCCAAGATTAATCCTGAAGATGTTTATTCTCAGGTTCGTATGTGGGACACTATCATTTACAATCACCTACGCAAGAAAGGTATTGTTATTCCAGCTAAGTCGTACTCTGGAAAAGATTCGCAGTTCGAAGGTGCTTATGTTAAAGATCCAATGATTGGTATGCACAAGTGGGTTGTTTCCTTTGACTTGAACAGTTTGTATCCTCACTTGATTATGCAGTATAACATCTCTCCAGAAACTCTTACAAGCGAGAAGTTGTCAGTCACTGTTGACAAGTTACTCAACAAAGAGATTGATACAGACTATCTCAAACGAAGAGACCTTGCCATGACTGCGAATGGTTGGACATATCGTAAAGACATCAAAGGGTTTATGCCTGAGTTGATGGAAGAGATGTATATCAATCGTTCCAAGTTTAAGAAACAGATGTTAAAGATTGAACAGGAATATCAAAACGATAAGACAAAGGTTCATCTTCTCAAAGATATTTCTCGTTTGAATAATCTACAGATGGCGATGAAGATTGCTTTGAACTCTGCTTATGGTGCGATGGGTAATCAATACTTCCGTTACTTTGATATTAGAATGGCAGAGGGTATTACAACTTCTGGTCAGTTATCCATTCGTTGGATGGCAAACAAGTTGAATGCATTCCTCAACAAGACTCTCAAGACAGAAGGTAAAGACTTTGTTATTGCGATTGATACTGACTCAATCTATCTTACGCTTGAACATCTCATTGAGAAAGTTTGCGAAGGTAAGAACACTGAGCAAAAGATCAAGTACATGGATAAGATTTGTGAAGAAGTATTTCAACCATTCATTGATCAAGGTTACACCGAACTATCAGATTACATGAATGCGTATAGTCAGAAGATGGTCATGAAGCGAGAAGTTCTTGCCGACAAAGCCATCTGGACTGCCAAGAAACGATATATCATTAATGTTCACAACTCAGAAGGAGTTCAGTTTGCGAAACCTAAGATCAAAGTTATGGGTCTTGAGATGGTCAAGTCATCTACACCTGCGGTTATTCGTACAAAGTTGCGTGATTCGCTTCAAGTTATCCTCGCAGGGGATCAAAAAGATCTACATACATATGTTATGGAGTTTAGAAAAGAGTTTGACAAATTACCGATTCAAGAGATTGCTTTCCCACGAGGTGTGAATGGATTGAAGCAGTATGCAGGCAGTCCAATTTATACAAAGGGTACACCAATCCATGTTCGTGGTGCATTGTTGTTCAACCATCACTGCAAGCGTATGGGTATTGAAAAGAAGTATCAACCGATTCGTGATGGAGATAAGATTCGTTTTGTGTATGTTCGTACACCGAATCCTTTTCAAGAAGATGTGATTGCATTCCCTCAGGTTCTGCCAAAAGAGTTTAAATTAGAAACATACATAGATTATGACAAGATGTTTGAGAAGGTATTCCTTGATGCATTACAGATTGTCATTGAACCACTAGGTTGGAAGACGCAAGAAGAAAGTTCATTGGAGGATTTCTTTGGCTAACATTAGAGTTATCAGAAAAGGTATCAATGTTTCTAAGATACTGAAACAACTACAGCAATACCCAGAGGACTGGGGTGCTCAGAAAGATATTGAAGGTGTTCACGATTTAGTTAATGAGTATGGATTCCCTGCAGTTGCAGCAGGGGTTCTTCAATTAAAAATTGGTACTGTAAAAGACCTAAATCAATATGTGGGTGATAGTCAATTATCCGTAGAAACACCAGCGTATAACAGACATACAGAGATTGTAGGATTCTTAAAGCGAAACTTTAAGAAATTTGATAGATGCGGATTCCTTTCACTACCGATTGGTGGGGAAGTTGGTCAACATATCGACATCGGAGATTATTATCTCACAAGAGACAGATACCATCTTGCAATACAGGGTTCATATGTTTACACTGTTGGTGGAGAATCTGTAAAAGTTGATGCTGGTGATTTGATTTGGTTCAACAATAAACTACTACATGGAACTAAGAATGTTGGTGATGTTGTTAGAATTACATTTGTGTTTGATGTTCCACATTCCAAGAACAATCCATAGTTGCCTTGCAACAAAAGTTACTGTATAATAGGAGATATAAATGAAGTTGTTAAAATTTTATGCCGAGTGGTGTGGTCCATGCAAAGGTTTGACCATGGTCATCAATGGTGCAAAAGATAAGATTGATATTCCGATTGAAGAATACGATATTGATAATGAGATGATGATGGCTCAAGAATATAAAGTTCGATCTGTTCCAACTATGGTTTTAGTTGATGATAGTGGTGTTGAAATCAAACGACAAATTGGTTTAGTCACAGAAGAAAAATTGTTAGAATTCCTGAAAGGTTAATATGAGCATTTTAGATAAGATTAAAAAGAATAGTACCATCAAAGACTCTGCGATTCTATCAGAATCAAAGTTCTTTAAGAAGAAGGATATGATTCCTACTTCTGTTCCAATCATCAATGTGGCTTTGTCTGGTCGTCTTGATGGTGGACTTACTCCAGGAATTACAATGTGGGCTGGTCCAAGTAAACACTTTAAGACTGCGTTCTCATTGCTAATGGCAAAGTCCTACATGGACAAGTATGAAGATGCAGCGTTGTTGTTCTATGATTCAGAGTTCGGTACTCCGCAGTCTTACTTCGATACATTTGGTATTGATACAAAGCGAGTTGTTCATACTCCGCTGACTGATGTGGAACAATTGAAGTTTGACATTATGCAACAACTGTCCAATGTAGAGCGTGGTGACCACCTAATTATCGTCATTGACTCTATTGGTAATCTGGCTTCTAAGAAAGAAGTTGAAGATGCCATGGAAGGTAAGTCTGTTGCGGATATGTCAAGAGCAAAACAGATGAAGTCATTATTCCGTATGGTAACTCCACATTTGAACTTGAAAGATATTC